AAAAATGCCAAAGCCGTACCCGCAGAACCTGAAGTAAAGTAAACAATACGCAAATGAACACGCCTAGACCGTCGTGGGACGACACCTGGATGAGCGTAGCTGTAGCTATCGGGCGTCGAAGTCGTTGCTCTCGCGCTCAAATTGGCGCGGTCATAGTTTCGCTAAACGGTCGAATTGCGTCTACCGGGTACAACGGTCCCGCCGCTTCTTGGCCAGAAGACTCAGACTGCATAAACTGGTGCAAACGAGCTAGAGGAGAGGCGCCACTCGACAAGAGCTACGACGAGTGTCCGGCTATACACGCCGAGATGAACGCCCTGATGTACGTAGACCGGTCTAGAGTAGAGGGCGGAACTTTGTACGTAAACAGCTCTATCTGCATGAACTGTGCAAAAGCTGTGTCAAACTCTGGGTTAACCAGAGTAGTACTGCTTAAAGTCAAAAACGACTCGCACAGAAACCCAGACGACGTTATTGCTTATCTACGCAAGTGCAGCATAGAAGTAGTGCAGACAGTATGACAATTTCCATGAACGAAGTTAAGCTGCACTTGGTGGACACTGCTGAAAAAGCTTCTGAGTTTATTCACTGGATCAGCCAACGCAGGCCGCTAAACGCTATTGCGGTGGACACTGAAACCGGAGAACGTCCTGGTGGCGTGCGTGCGCATGCGCTATCGCCTTGGCACGGGCAGCTGCGGCTCGTGCAGGTTGGAGACGCCGAACAGGCCTGGGCAATACCTTGGAACGAGTGGGGTGGCGTTTTTTATCAAGCAATAGAAAACTACGATGGACCAATAGTCTTCCACAACATTGCTTTTGAGGCGCGGTGGTTTGACGTACAGTCTCGTTGGAAGCTGCCCTGGCACCAAGCGCACGACACCATGATCATGGCGCACATCATTGACCCACTCGGCTCTGGTGCGCTCAAGCGTCTTGCGGCACTGCACATAGACGGCAAGGCCGTTGCGCTGCAAGAAAACTTAGACGTAGAGATGGCCAAGAACGGCTGGACCTGGGGAACAGTGCCAACAAACTTTCAACCGTACTGGGCGTACGGCGCGCTCGACTGCGTGCTCACTATGCGGCTGTGGCACCAGTTCTACAAAGACTGTGGACCAGATGGAAAGTACCATAGACCATACGAACTAGAGATGGCGGCAAGAAAGATAGTTACGCGCATGGAGATAAACGGCGCAAAGATTGACTTAGAGTACTCACGCAAGAAGTACGACGAGTTAATACACTACTCTACGCAAGTAAAAGACTGGGCAGACACCAAATACGATGGCGTTTCTATCACCAGCAACATACAGCTGACTAGGCTCTTTGAAAGTTTAGGCGCAGAGATTACAGAGTTGACGCCGAGCGGACAAAAGGCGTGTACTAAAGACCAGCTAAAGCTGCTGCAAATAGAGGGAAATGAGCAGGTAAAAGAGCTAGCTTCTTTGGTGCTTAAACAGCGCAAGGCAGACAAACTAGCTACTACATACTTTGCAAATTTTCTAAACGACAACGTAAACGGATTCGTGCACCCGTCAGTAAAGACTCTCGGAGCTAGAACGTCTAGAATGTCTATTCAGGCTCCAGCCCTGCAGACACTGCCTAAAGGCGACGAAGTAGTCAGAACTGCGTTTATACCCAAAGACGAAGACCACGTAATTATCACATCAGATCTTGACCAAGTCGAGTTTAGAATGTTTGCTTCCCTGTCTACGGACTCAAACTTGATAACTCTGTTTAATCGTGCAGATGCTACTGGCTCGGATCCTTTTACAGAAATAGGCAGAGAGATATACAAAGACCCCGGTATGCTGAGAACTGACAAGCGCAGAAACTTGATAAAGGGAACTGTATACGGAAGACTGTACGGCGCTGGAGTTCCAAAACAAGCCTTGACTGCAGGAGTGCCGGAGGCGCAGATGCGGGCGGTCTCAGACGCGTTTGACCAGCGCTACCCGGGCATGGCCATGTTTCAAAGAAAAATAGAGGATGCTGGTATGCGCAGACTAAAAAACGAAGGCCAGGGCTACGTGTACACGTGGACCGGACGAAGACTGCCTTGCGACGAAGACCGAGTGTACACTTTGGTAAACTACTTAATACAGGGCGGAGCCGCGGAGGTCTTCAAACAAAACTTAATAAAGCTAGACCAAGCCGACCTCACAGAAAATTTAATTGTGCCGGTGCATGACGAAATTGTGCTGCAGGCACGTAGAGAAGACGCTAGAGATGTCATGGAGACCGTTCGTGAGTGCATGACTACCAGAGAAAACTGGGATGTTCCACTAACTGCCGGTGTAGAAGGACCGCTAGAGACATGGGGAGACAAATACAAATGACAGAACTAAACACGTTTGTGCTGGCTGTAGACCCAGGCAAGCTGAGTGGTATAGCTCTATTCCAGTATCAGAATGGAGTTCCGACGCTTCTACATTCCTACGAAACTGACTTTGACACGTACGCGGACACCATTCGAGGGATGATATACGTAAGCGTACAAGGAGGTGCCGACAGGCTACTGGTTGCGTGTGAGCGGTTTACCATAAACGCTCAGACGGTAAAAAACAGCCAAGCGCCATACAGCCTAGAGCAGATAGGCATTCTAAAACAAGCGCTGAAAGACATGGAAAAGCATCTTAACAGAGTAGGTCACTATCTACCTGGGTTGGCAATGCAGGCACCGTCAGACGCTAAAAACATGTTCCCGAACCAAGCGCTAAAGAAGCTTGGCTACTGGCACGTAGGGGGAGATGGCCACGCGCTGGACGCCATACGGCACGGTCTGTTAAGGCTGGTTAAAGCCGGCTGGGTCCCCCGAGCTCTATTGGAGGGCTAGAAAGATACTGCCGTAAATAGATTAAAATTTTTTGTTAAACCATGGTAGTATCTACAAAGACGAAAGACTAGGAGCAGTGCATGTCAGTTGAAGTAGACATAGACCCTAAAAAGGGGTCCATTCTAATAACGGCGGAATGGCGCTACAAGGAGCTCTGTAAGAGCATCCCAGGAGCCACGTGGTCGACCACGGACAAAGTTTGGCGCGTGCCCCTTAGTTGGAGTAGCTGCCTTGCTTTAAGGTCCACATTTCGCGACCAGCTCGTTATTGGGGACACACTGGCCGAGTGGGCCGCAAGAGAAGTCTCAGACAGAATTACTCCGTCACTCGCCCTCCGTGAAGCAGAAGACGGCGATGGCGCGGAAAAATTATTTCCTTATCAGCGAGCTGGCGTACAGTTTTTAGCTACAGCGCGCAGGGCACTGCTAGCCGACGAGCCAGGACTTGGAAAGACTGCCCAGGCGATACACACTATGAAGTTGCTCCACGACCGCGGCGAGGCAGTGTTTCCAGCACTAATAGTCTGCCCAAACACGCTGAAAAAGAACTGGGCAAGAGAGTTTGAAATATGGTGGCCAGGCGTAGTAACTCAAGTAGTCAAAGGCTCTGCGCTGCAGAGACGCAGACAGCTAGAAGAGCCTGACGCTCAGGTGTACATCATTAACTGGGAGTCGGTGCGTGCACACTCCAAACTTGCGGCTTACGGTTCAATAGCGCTGGCCAGAAGTCCAGAGTACGGTGGACACGACGAAAGAGTGACCGAAGCTCGCTGCGAAGTTAGACCAAGAGAGCTGAACAACATAGACTTTAATACGGTCATAGCAGACGAAATTCACCGGTCAAAAGACCCGCGCAGCAAACAGACTAGAGCGCTGTGGGCGGCAACTGGAGACGCCCCATTTAGATTTGCATTAACTGGTACTCCAATTGCAAATAACGTACTTGATCTGTGGGCAATTTTGCACTGGCTGTCGCCAGAGGAATGGCCAAGCAAAACAAAGTGGGTAGACCGCATGGTCGACACTATGCTTAATGCGTTTGGTGGTATGACTGTGCTTGGCGTTAAGCCGCACATGCAAGAAGAGTTCTATAAGTCTATAAACCCACGGATGCGTCGAATGTTAAAGCAACAAGTTCTCAAATGGCTGCCACCAGTAATGAAAGAGCGCAGAGACGTTGAAATGTCTACTAAGCAGAAAAAAGCGTATGAACAAATGCGCGACACGATGATAGCTGAGCTAGAAAATGGAGAAGCTCTAACGGCGCCCAGTGCTCTCACTCAGACTACTAGACTTTTACAGTTTGCCAGCTCATACGCAACTATAAACACGGACGCAGAAAGTGGAGAGACAAAGGCAGTTTTAGTAGAGCCTTCATGCAAAGTAGACGCACTGGTAGAGGACATAGAAAACGGTGACTTTGGCGAAGATTCTGTAGCGGTGTGTGCCGTGTCAAGACAGCTAATAGAGCTGCTCAGCGCACGCCTTACCAAGCTGGACATAAGGCACGGACTAGTCACCGGTGCACAAGATGAAGACGAACGCCAGCAGGCAATTGACGACTTTCAGTCTGGCAACACTAAATGGCTGTTGTTTACCGCTCAAGCCGGCGGCGTGGGAATTACGCTTACTGCAGCGCGAAGGCTGGTAATGCTACAACGACCGTGGTCGTTAGTCGACTACAAACAAGCAATGGACAGAGTCCACCGCATTGGCTCAGAAGTGCATGACTCAATCTCGATAATTGACTACGTAACTGAAAATACGGTTGAAGAGCGTGTGATAGAGGTGCTAGACACTAAAGCAGACAATTTTGACGAAGTAGTTCGAGATAGAGCAAAACTACTCGCCATGCTAAAAGACGAAAAGGCAGGAAGACTATGAAAGACTACAGAGACACTGGGAGAAAAAATGGATGAAAACGTACTAAGGCTTTCCAACTCGGAGATCCAAACGTTCAAAGACTGCCGTAGAAAGTGGTGGCTCTCGTACTACAGAAGACTACAGCCAGCCCAGCGCGATATGACCGGTGCACTTGCACTAGGAAGTCGCATTCACTCGGCTTTGGAAGACTACTACGCAAACGGTGTGCCGCTGCTAGACGCACACAGTAGGCTGATCGAGACGGACCGACAAAAGTTGATTGAAACTATGCGTGACACCACGGACTTAGACGGGGAAGCAGAGCTAGGCCGACTAATGTTAGAGGGCTACCTTCAGTGGGTAGAAGAGGAAGGTGTCGACGCCGAGCTAGAGTTCGTGTCAAGCGAAGAAAAAATTTCCATGCCACTCTTTGGCGGTGCAGTAGAGCTACAGGGAAAACTGGATATGAGAGTACGCCGTAAGGGAGACGGAGTACGGATGTTCCGCGACTTTAAGACTATTGGCGGTTCATTTACAGACTTTACCCGTATGGCGCACATGAACGAGCAGATCATGACTTACATGGTCTTAGAGTCGTCTAAAAACAACGCAGATGAGCGATGCGACGGGGGCATATTTACTATGCTTAAAAAGGTAAAGAGAGCCGCTACGGCTAAGCCACCTTTCTACCAGCAGATAGAAGTAAGACACAACGTATTTACTTTAAGGTCTTTCTGGGCTAGACTTCACGGTGTCATAGCTGACATCATGCAGACTAGAAAATCGCTAGATGCCGGTGCAGATCCAAACTTTGTCGCCTACCCGCGGCCGAGCAGAGACTGCAATTGGAAGTGTCAGTTTTTCGCTGTATGTAACATGATCGACGACGGAAGCGCCGCCGAACAAGCAATCAGTGAAATGTACGAGGTCGCCGACCCGTATGCCTACTACGAAAACGACAACAAGAAAGGAAGTGAATGACACATGACGGTACAGAGATCGCTGACGATGATGGTGTACGGTGAAAGTAAAGTTGGTAAGTCTACTTTTGCGGTAACAGCTCCATATCCGAGGCTAATGCTAGACGTCGAAGGCGGCCATAGATTTTTACCTATAGTCGTTAAATACTGGGATCCACTGCGTGAAGAACCACCAATAGCAGACGGCACTTGGGACACGTGTGTAGTGCAAGTTCGTGACTACGACACCGTGCTAAAAGCTTATCAGTGGCTTCAAATTGGCAAACATCAATTCAAGTCTCTCATCATTGACTCGGTGAGTGAGTTGCAAGTAAAGTGTCTTGAGAACATAGCTGGAAAGCAGCAGATGAGCCAGCAGCAGTGGGGAGAGCTACTTCGTCACATGGGAGCATTACTACGTGACTTACGCGACCTAACTATGCACCCGACTGCGCCACTAGAAGCTGTAGTTCTGACCGCGATGGCCAGACCTGCTACTGACGGCAGATACCGTCCTTACCTGCAAGGACAACTAGCAATTCAAGCTCCGTACTTCTACGATTTGCTCGGAGCTATCACGGTTGAGGAGTTTCCTAATCCCGACCCTACACAAGTTGGCTCTCTCAAAGTTCGACGTATGTACATAGAGAGAACAAACCAATACGAGGCAGGCGAGCGCGTTCAGGGACGCCTCGGCAAAATCGTAGAGCAAGAAAACCTTGGGATCGAAAACATGCTAGACATAGTTTTTGGTCCAAAGCAACAAGCAGCAACACAACCAACCACAACCGCGCTAAGCGCTTAAAGGAGAAAAATGAGCACTCTAAACTGGGGAGACCTAGTAAAAGACGCCGGAGACTCTGGCTCTATGGATCCACTTCCAGATGGTGACTACGATCTCGTAGTACTAGAAGCCACCGCAAAGGTTTCGCAGTCTGGTAAAACAATGTTTGCGATCAAGGCACAAGTTCAAGGCGGAGCGCATAACAAGCGACTAGTCTGGGACAATCTAGTTATTTCTCCTGAAAACCAGGCAGCTCTTGGCATCTTCTTCCGTAAGATGTACGCACTTGGCTTAAACAGAGACTACTTTGCACAAAACCCAACCAATGCACAGATTGAGTCAGCAATAGTTGGCAAAAAGTTTCGTGCCACTGTTGGAAGCAGAACATGGCAGGGTCAGAAGAAAAACGAGATCAAGAACTACTTTAATATCGCGGTAAACGCGGCTGCTGCAGCTGCTGCACCTGCTGCAGCAATGCCACCAGCCGCACCAGCGCCTGCACCAGCACCAGCGCCGGCACCAGCGCCTGCACCGGCAAATGTGCAAGCACCAGCCGCACCGTTCTAACAACAAACGTAGAGTACTCGTCGTGTCGCACGTGCCACGACGAGTACTTTAAGTTGTCAACACCGCTTGACTCTAACAGAAAGATACTTATGGAACTTACTGAGCCAGAAGGCACGGACGCACGCCTGTCCGCAAGTGCTCGTGCGCTTTGGAAGTATTGGTGGCCGTCAATCGAGCCAATGGACAACGAGTCCTATAAAAAATGGTGGGAGATATGCTTTACAGAAGCAAGAATAGTTATAGACGCGCTGGACAGTCTAGAAGACGGTGTTAAATGAAAAACATACTTTTAACAGGGATGACTGCTCAGCACACGTCTAGAAAATTAAACGCAAAAACACAGGGCTTCAGCAGTCTGATGTGCACTGCATTAACTGAGCATGGCTACAACGTGGAGCAGCTTCCTCCTTCTCTTGACTGGACAGAAAAAAGTTTTGATAAGTACGACAGTGTAGTGGTGGGTATAGCCCCTCTCACAAGTACTTCTGCGCACAGAGCCTACGGAGCGTTGGGAGCTCTAGACGTTCTTAAGAACGATCCTAGGCTCACACTGCTAATTGACGCACCCGAGCCATACAAGATTTGGACTAGCCTAAAAACAGTAGACCGTTCTCCAGAAAGCCTAGTAAAATCTTTTTACAAGAGTAGATACGAGCACGCCAAAGCAGCAGAGCCAGCGCACTATGAACGTTTAGTAAAAACAGTACGTAGTTTATTGAGCGACTCTTGGGCTAGAACTATGTACGCGGCGCTGCCATGGTCAGAAGATGAGCACCTAGTTTCGCAGATTCCAGCGCTTTCGGACAGCAGTCTTTTTTCTATCTGCCTAGACGCATTTATTCTGCGAGATACCGTCAAACCAACTGCAGCCAAATTTGGAACCAGTTGGTGGTGCGCAACCGCCCTAGGCACCAACTGGGTGGACGAAGTACAAAAGCAGCTGCACTACCCAGTCGTGCCAGTAAAGAGACACGCAAAAAGTAGCGACTTGGAGACATTAGCCACAATTGCGGGCGCAATTGGTTTGTTGGTTAGCACGTACAGAAACGGCGTTCCTTGGTGGACAAACAAACTAGCGCAGAGTCTGGCAGTAAACACACCGGCACTTACCGACTGGCGACACTCCGCCGGGCTCGGATCAGACTGGGTAACGCTACCGTCCACCGTAGAGAGCATGGACAAGCTAGAGCGGTACGAAATGGCTATTAGACAAAAAGTCGCGTACACAGAAGCGGTGCCTAGCACGTTAGAAAGCACTGCTCAAATTACACTTGCACTAAGTCTACAAAATCAACTGACAGGAGTGGTATAAAAATGCTGTTTAACAAATGGCTAGACATGACAAAAAAGCTACAGAAAGAAGTGTACTTCATAGAGTTTGACAAGTTCGAGGGAGACCGCCCGCAAAACATTCGCAACCTAGTCGAGTACATGCGCTGGAACATGCTTGCAGTAGACGACGAGCTAGCCGAGATGCGCCAAGCAATATCATGGAAGCCGTGGCAGCACGACGCGCCATACGCGGACCGCGAAGAGATACTCAAGGAAGCGGTAGACGTGCTGCACTTCATAGCAAACATGATCGTAGCTGCCGGTGGTACAGACGCAGAGCTAAACAACCTCTACCTGCAAAAAATGGAAAAAAACAAAAAACGTCAGCTAGAGGGCTACAAAGTAAAGGCTGAAGGTGTAAAGTGCAACCAGTGCAGCAGAGCACTAGACGACTTTGACGTAGAACAGTGCAGAGAGTCTGTCTGTCCAAACAAGAAAAAAGAACGGAGTGACACGTGAAACAGCAAGACAAAGAGTGGGTCTTACAGCAGCTTCAGAGCGTCAAGGCTCGAAAAGCGGTGGGAGACACTGTGCTAAAGCTGCTCGAGGTGTGGGACGTTGCGTCTGAAAAAATGAAAGAAGATGCCGTAGATCAAACCTTGAGCTACTTTTCTAAGCTAGCAAAGAGACACGTACTAGTTGAAGACAAAGGCTCTAACTGGGTTGCCGCCGGACCGGGACTGATTAAGGTCGGAGATGAAGTGCGAGTAAAACTAGACGCATTTACTGGCAGCACAGGGGTGCTGCACAACGGACGAATTGCTAAAGTCGTGGCAATTAGGTACGGTGATGTGATCGTAAACAGCGTAGACGGAGTACTGCCAGGCCTAGACGGAACGCATTTTTCACCGCACGTGCTTGAGAAAAGAGCAGCAGTATGAGCCAAGACGCGTTGAGAGTGGAGGCCCTCAGAGAAGCAGCAAGGCTAATCTCTGGATCCAGAGACGCCGACTACGGCGGTCCGTATGAAAACTTTGGGCGTATTGCGGAGTTTTGGACTACAGCGTTTGGACGCAAGTTTAGCAGACGTGACGTAGCAACCGCACTCATCTTGGTTAAACTTTCCAGAGACGTAGGTCCTGGCATTCCGTACAAGCCAGACACCTGGGTAGACATTGCTGGATACGCAGGCTGCGGGTACGAGGTTGGCAGTATAGAAAAAGAGAAAGAGCAACAAGCAACTCAAACCAACTAAGACGATACTTTTGCGTGGTTACATGCAGGACGGAGAAGACACACATGAAAACACCGTGGACATTCGAGCAGCCACTGTGCGCAGAGATAGGCACTTCAGCCTACTTTCCCCTTGCGGACGATACAAGTGACAGAGAGATAGTGCACCCAGAAAATTGGAGACTAGCAAAAAAGCTGTGCAGTGCCTGCAAACATAAAGAAGAATGTTTGGAATGGGCGATAGAAACTAACGAAGCCCACGGCATCTGGGGCGGAATGTCTGTAGTAGAACGACGTGCCTACAAAAGAAAAAATACAAGGAGTAAAAAAGCGTGCTAACACTGGTAGAGTTCTGTCAGGCACGGCACGCTTTATGGCTAGAGCGCTCGTACGGTCTGCCGGTAGAAAGCTTGAGCAAAAATACCGCCGAACTCAGGCAGTACCACTACACAAACCTTTGGCGAGAGCTCGACAGACACACCGTTTATCTTTTCAATAACGTACAGGTTAATAGCGAGAACAGCGCTAAGCTAGTGGCGGACACTATCTGCTATAGAGCGTTTAATCGAATTGACACGCACGAGGCGGTACTGGCTCATTTTAATAACTGGCCAACGGCTAGAGCAGACGTAAAAACACTGTACGCGTTTTTATCAGCCAGAGAAAAAAACTTCACGGGTGCCTACGTACGCTGTCCAGACCTAAAAAAGGTGTGCGAGGCACTGTGTGATTTACGTGAGGTCGCCACAAAGACGGCGCAAGCCCTGGAGGCCAGTGCAACTACTAGGGCATGGAAGTTGCTTAGGGAGATATACTCATTTGGTGACTTTTTAGTGGACCAGCTAGTAATGGACTTGGTGTGGCAAGGAGGACCGTTTCACGGCGCGTTTATGCCCTCACTAGGCCCTGGAGCAGTTCGAGGCCTAGCGCACTGTGCCGCCACGGGACAGGGCGACTGGGACACATTGCTGCAGACAGTGGACGCCGGGCTACCTCTAGACAGCAGACCGATGGTAGCCGGCAGTCCGGTCGCATACGACGCCAGGGCGCTTGAGCACAGCCTGTGCGAGTACTATAAATACATAAAACACGCTGAAAGTGGCGCTAAAAAAGTAAAGATGCGTACGTACAGCACTAGCCTAAAAACACTGGACAGACTGCCGCACAACTGGAGTGCCCCCGTTGCGGTACGCTAGGCCAGTAGGTTTTAGACCAGGGAGGACAGGCATGGCAGACAATAATTTTGCGTCGCAAATAGCTATTGCCGCCGTGTGTGAAACCTGCTGGCTTGCCACCCACTCCCGGTGGGAGCCAGAAGGTGTTTTTGAGAACGGCTCGATCAGCGTAAAACTGGTCGGAGTGGAAGTGCCAGAAAAAGTCAACGACGGTTCAGTAGAAGTGTGCGCCGTCTGTGAGGCTGTAACAGTTGCTGGGATATACGACATGGTGCCGGTAAACCGCAGGCTGTACAGGCAGCACTAGTCCGTAAGCCGCCCAAAAAAGCCATAGGATTGGTTATAGGACATCTTTGTGGGCAGTATAGTCGTATTACCTTAAAGACTACTAAAACTCTCCTATTGACTCCAGGTGGCTTTTTTGGGGCTAAATGCCTAAAACAAGCCAGGTAAATAGGCAAGTAACATGCACTAAAACTATTTATTTGCACAAAAAGAAACAGAAAGGGGCACAAGTATGAAGGATAGGCGCCCCGGGGAGCAGCTGTGGGGGGAGTGGGACGGCCACGGTTACATCGCGGCTGTCCACGGTGCGCTCGTGTACTGCACCGACGAACATGTAGACATGGAGAATGAGGTGGTCCAGCGTGCACTCGCGTCGTCTCTCCAGCGAGATGGAGTGGCTACCGGCCTAGGCGAGGGGTACAGACTGCAAAGTGGCGCCGTAGTGGTGCTGGGCTACGCGGGGACAGTGGACGGCGACGACCTGCGCACTGTGTGCGATGAAAACGGAGAAACCAGGTTGGGCGACACCGTAGACGCCGTGCAAGCGGTAACTTGGATAGAGGTTATGTAGGCTAGGCCAGCGTCTATGACACGCCGGAAGACTTATTTCCGTGGTTCAATTATCCTACAATGAGTAGACCAGCCGATGAACTAGAGTGGCAGAGACAAGCAGCCTGCGCCAGGCCAGAAAATAAGACAATGATTGACTATTTTTTCTCAAAAGAATTCAATAAAAAATACGCGGCTAAAAACCTCTGCTTTTCCTGTCCAGTGCGAGCGCAGTGCCTAAAGTGGGCACTAGAGCATAAACAAATATGGGGAGTGTGGGGAGGAAAAGACGAAGTAGAGATAAGAAGAGCGCTTTCAGTCGGCTACACTGGCGAAGAGACTAGAAGAAGACGTTTTCCAAACTGCCCGTTGTGCTCGGCTAGGCCGGTAAATTTGTTTACTGGAGTGATACAGCTGTCCGGCGGCGGAAGATGGACAACTGCAAAAATAGTAACGTGCAAGTCTTGTAATTTTAGCTGGAAGAGCAGGACTAGTGCAAACGCCGTAGAAGCTTACCATCTAGACAGACAGTCTAGACTTGAAAAAGCCGAAAGAGCAAAAGCAAGAAGAAAAAACAGAGCTAAGCGAGCGAAGCCGCCTCGTAAAAAGCCAAGTTCTTAGCAAGTCTTTCGTCGCTGGGCTCCAGCGCACAAGCTGTTCTACCGTACTCAAGTGCCTTAATGTGCATATTCAATCGGTGTGCTGCGATCGCGGCTAAGTCGTACGGCTTCCAACCCCACGCCTCTGCTTCGCACAAGTACTCTAGTGGCTTTTCAGTTATTTGTAGAGCGCTCTCTGCCACGGCCAGACACTGCGGCCAAGCAGCTATCTCGTAGTAGTGCTGTGCGAGGTCTACGTACGGTTCTCTAGACCCGGGCGCTGTCTTTATAGCTTCGGTGAGCCACTGCTCTTTATTTGCCGGGTCACACTTGCTCAAAAAGCGGTAAGAAGCGGCGCGCTCTGGCGCCCAAGTGGCAGTTGGCAATGCTAGGTGCCGCTTGAATTGCACTATAGCCTCTTCGTACTGTCTGTGGTAGTAGAGCTCTCTGGCGTAGTAAAAAGCGTTTCTATCGTCGTGCAGGTCTTCTTGTACTGCCATGTGCAGTAGCGGCATGTACTGTGACCTAGATTTACTAGAGTCTGGATAATGGTGAATCTCTAGACTGTCAGTCCAGCCCTGTACCTCGTACTGCGCCGGGTACGGAAGTAGCACCTCGTGCACCGGATGCTTCCACCTGTAATTTTTTCTGGTGTGAATCTTGTCTCCGCCGTACTGCAGGC